AAGCTTAATAGAAAAAGCTAAAAGTAAATTTATTAAAAGAAGAAATGGAATTGATGGTTATAAAATGCCACTATATAAAAATATGAAAAGTTTTAGATTAGATCTTGATGATATATTTGAGGAGAAGGCAGGAGGGAGAAAGATTTAAAAAGAAGGACTTGCATAAACAGGGATTGTAATTTATGCAAGCCGCAACAATAAAGGGTACTTTTACTCAAAATAAACCCGAAATTGATTTTATAATATAAATTTTAATTGTCAAGAAAAATGACCAATAACACAAAACAAGAATTAAAAGATATAATTGATCTGGTAGAATCGCTAGAAGAACAAAAAAAAGACATAGCTGAAAGAATTAAGGAAGCATATAAAAATGCAGAATCAAAAGGATTTGATCCTAAAGCTATAAAAGAAGTGATAAAAGTTAAAAATAGCGATATAGAAAAATATAAGCATGACCAAGATATTATAAGCCATTATTTAGATATACTGATTGACTAAAACTTGATAAATAAAGAAAATAAGCTTATACTTGAGGTAGAAAAACTATATGGAGAAAGAAAATAAAAAATTTACCATAAGAAGAAATGGTTAAGAGTTTAATTATAATGAAAATATAAAAGAAAATGCCTCCTAAAAAACAAGAACACGAATATCATAAAATATGGAATTACGATAAACAATGCGAAGAGCCTCAAAAGACAGGCAGACATAGCGTAATGACAAAAAATATGGTGGAAAAGCTTGAGAAAGCTTTCTCTAATGCCTTTACAGATGATGAAGCTTGTTTATATTGTGGATTAGATAAAAAAACTTTATATGAATATTGTAAAGAATACCCTAAATTCGCAACTAAAAAGGAAGAATTGAAAAAACAACCTAATTTAAAGGCTAAACAAAACCTTATAAGTAGTATAAATTCAGGGGATGAAACTAATAGTAAATGGTGGCTGGAGCGTAAATGTAAAGACGAGTTTAGTGTAAGACAAGAGAATACTGGAAAAGATGGTAAAGACTTAATACCAACTAAAACCAATATTATAGATGATATTAAATAATATTAAGCTTAGTGACAAAATAGCGACTGTATTTCATCCAGTACATAAAAGCATCAGAAATAAAGAATATAGTGAATACTGGCTAGAAGGCGGGAGAGGATCGACAAAATCAACATTTACAGCAATACAAATAATAAATGGATTTCTTGATGATAACACAGCCAATGCCCTAGTATTAAGAAAGACAGCTAATACCTTAAGAGGATCAGTTTTACAAACTCTTTTATATGCAATAGATTTATTAGAATTAGATCAATATTTTGATCATATTAAGTCACCCTCCGAAATAACATATTTACCAACAGGGCAAAAGATTATAATGAGGGGATTAGATGAACCAAGTAAACTAAAATCAATTAAAATAAGAAAGGGTTATTTTAAATATCTATGGTTTGAAGAAGGCGAAGAGTATTCAGGAATGGAAGAGATAAGATCAGTCAAGCAATCAGTTTTAAGGGGTGGCAATGAGTTTGTAGAATTTTTTACTTTTAACCCCCCTAGAAATCCTAATCATTGGGTAAATTTAGCCTTAAATGAAAAAAATGATGATAGATTGACGCATCATTCAAGCTATAAAGATATACCTAGAGATTGGCTAGGCGATAAATTTTTCCAAGATGCAGAAAGATTAAAGCAAAATAATTATGAGGCTTATTTACACGAATACGAAGGGAAACCGATAGGAAATCCTGAAGAAATTATATTTAGTGGTAAATATGAAGTAGCTGATTTTAAAACCCCTCCTATGCAAGATTTATATCAAGAACGCTTTTTTTATGGTGCTGATTGGGGGTTTGCTAATGATCCTACTGTATTAATTAGATCTTTTATAATAGATGATGTTTTTTACATAGATTATGAAGCTTACGGCTATCAAATACAGATAGATCATATTCATAAATTATTTGACGAAATACCAGAGTCAAGAAGGTGGAATATTAAAGCTGACAACTCAAGACCAGAAACAATATCATTCTTATCAAGACAGGGATTTAATATAGAAGGGGCTAGTAAGTCAAGCGAGAGATCAGAAGGAGAAACTAAAAAGAGTTTATTAATAGATGGAATAGAGTATTTAAAAAGCTTCAAAAAAATAGTTATTCATGAAAGATGTTGTAATGTATTAAAAGAATTTCAAAATTACTCATATAAAATAGATAAAGTAACAAAAGAAGTATTACCAGAAGTAAATGATAAAGCTGGTTGGGATCATGGAATTGATGCTATTAGATATAGTTTAGTAGATTATATTAAAAAAGAAGTATCAATTTTTGATGTTTTATAAAAAATAAAACCCCCAGAATATAAGGCTTGAGGCATCATTCTAAACCTAAAGCCTGTAATACTGTCATTTTTTTACCATATAACTTATAATTAATAAATAAAAACGATGCTGAGTGATTTAAAGAATGCCTATGAGTTAGTTGAGCAAGGAAAAATTCCTATATGGCTACTTGTAATATTCATAGTATCTATTATTGTTAATATTTTATTAACTGTATCAAAAACTCTAATTCCATATTTCCAATATAGACTAGAAAAATATAAAATTAAGAAAGAAGAGGAAAGAAAAAGCTTTGAGAATGCTGAAAGAAGAATAGGAGATCTAAAAGAAAGAAAGAAAGGATTTGTTTCTGAATTAACTAATTTATCTAATAAAATCAAAGAGGGGTCGATAAATCAAGATAGCTTAAACCGTTCTATTTCTGTATTTGATGATTTTTTTGATGATATTATGATAATTTGCGAAGGCGTAGAAAAAGGTTTTGTAGCAAAAACTGGCAATGTAAATAATATTGTAACAGCTATTTTAAAGCACAAATACGATAAGAAAGATAATCTTATTGTCGATATTCACAATGCAATAAAGAAATCCTACACCAAGCTAAATATGAGTTTTGATGAACCTGTGAGAATTAGCAAATATGAAATCCTGTTTAGGAGTTATAAAAAGAATTTACCTTTTTATAAAAGATTTTTTGGCATTTTTATCAAGAAAGCTTTGGATATTAAATAATTCTAAATTTATATCGCCTGAATCTTGATAATGATTGATTAAGTTGTAGGCTTCTTTCTTCCAAAAATTTCTTTCTTCTTTCAATTGCTGAATTTCAATCCTTGCCTCCAAAAAGATTAAAAGCTGTTTATTTATCCAGCTTGTTAATTTCCTAAACATAACCATTTCCATTTTAATTAAAAAACCCTAATCTAAATCATAGAATTTAAATTAGCAACCCATTAAGTGAACAATCCGAAATTAATAATACTTAAATATAAATATTTAGAATAAGAAATCAACCGAAAAGATAAAAATTTATGTATGGTGAATAAAAAATGTAAAAAAAACATATATTTACTTGACATATAAAATCAGCATAGTTATACTAAAGAAGTAATCAACTTAAATTAAAAAAACTATGAGAATTTTACCGAACTGGGAAAAACAAGAATTAAAACAAAAATTAAAAGATTTAACTGATAATAATCAGCATAATGAATCAAGACTATTATTAACAAAAGAGTTAATGCTTAACGAGCTATATAATTTTTATTGCGATTGCATTGTTATATTAGATGAGACAGAGCAATGGGAAGAAACTCGTCAGGAGTGGTTTAAAAAAAGAGCAATAGCAGATAAATTTTTATGGACTATTGCACCAGATTATTATCATTGTTTTTAATATAATAATATAAGAGGGAGGAAATAAAAAACCTTCCTTAAACTTAAATCAAAAAACTATGAGAATTAAAAGAATAAAATTAAATAAAAAATTACACATATCTTTTATTAGAAGCGGTCTATTAGATAGTGGTAAAGGATGGGACTATATTCGAATAAGTTTAAACAAAAGAGTTAATAAAAATCATTATCAAACAATTTTCAGCTTCTACATAAAAGACTTTAACTTATTAAAATTTAAAACTAGCGTTTAAAAATAACGCTAGAAGCAATAAATTAAAACAACAACTTAAATCAAAAAACTATGAAATTTTGCACTAAAACACAAGACTTATTAAAAGCATATAACAAAGCAACAAATGATCTATTAATTGAATTATTA